ACGCTATGGTCATTCAAGTAATTAATTTTAAATACATAGAAGCTATTAGAGCTTGGACTCAATTACAAAATGGAAAAAGTATTTCTGGAGACTATTGTCATACATTATATGAATACTTAGACAGCACTCGTATTAAAAGAAATTATGGAACTTTTAAAGGTANNTCAGAAGAAATGTATAATTTAGATATGCTAATTAATAATTTTGGGTTAAGAGATACTATAAAGTTATCACAAACAAAAGAAGTAAGCGTGAAAGAGATAGCATGGTTTGATATGATAAATGCAAAAGGTTTTAGAAACAGAATTAATTACTTGCGTTCTATTATGCGTTCTGGAAATAAATTAGATGATACACCACGAATAGAAGTTTCTACAATACATGCTAGTAAAGGCGGGGAAAGACAAAAGGTAATGTTAATTACTGATTTATCTTTCGGTCCTTACAAATCATCAACGCAAAATCAACAAGGAAGAGATGATGAAGCTCGTGTATTTTATGTAGGAGCGACTAGAGCTAAGGAAGAATTATATATTGTTCATCGTACGGAAGGACAATTTGAATACGAACCTATATTTTTTTATGAAAAGCAAACTCGAGAAACTTACAAAGGAACGTGATAAAATGATAATTCATCACGAGAAAAGAGCTCGAGAAGTTTTAAAGACATGGGGGTTTACAGACAAATGGATAACTGCATCTTTTAAAAAACAAAGAAAAAATCGTGAGGGAGAAAAATGAAAAAACAACCTAATTGGTTTCCTAAAGTACATCGTATGCCTAGTGAATGGGTACAACCAGATACATTTCCTGACTTATCAGGGTATGAAGAAATTGCAATTGATTTAGAAACACGAGATCCAGGCATAAAAGAAACCGGTCCTGGTTATATTCGTAAAAATGGTGAAGTAGTAGGGATTGCTGTAGCAGTTGAAGGGTGGTGTGGTTATTATCCCATCGCTCACGAAACACCGCCCAACATGGACAAAGAATTAGTTACCAGGTGGCTTAAGAAACAATGTTCTTATGAAAATATTAATTATATTTTTCATAATGCTTTTTACGATGTGGGCTGGTTAAAGACGATGGATATTGACATCAAGGGTAAAATAATAGACACTCTAATTGCTGCTCCTTTAGTAGACGAGAATAGGTTTCGATTTGATCTAAACTCATTAGGAAAGGACTATCTAAAAGAGTCAAAGTCGGAAACCCAGCTCTACGAGGCAGCTAAAATGTGGGGACTAGATCCTAAAGGTGAAATGTGGAAGCTTCCCGCCTCACATGTAGGAGAATATGCTGAACAAGATGCAGCACTTACGCTACGCTTGTGGCATCATTTACAACGAGAAATTTCATCACAAAATCTCGTTAATATTTTTCAATTAGAGACAGATTTATTTCCTGTTTTATTTGAAATGAAACAAAAAGGTGTTCGAGTTAATTTAGAAAAAGCGGAGAAGATTAAAAATGATTTACAAATTAAAGAGAATAAAATTCTACGTTCAATTAAAAAGCTCACAGGTAAAGATGTGGAAGTGTGGGCTGCAGCTTCGGTGGCGAAAGCATTTGAATCACTCAAAATTTCTTATGATCGTACACCAACAGGTCAACCAAAATTTGATAAAAACTTTTTGGCAAGTCATGATTCTCCTTTGGCGCAGATGGTTGTGGAAGCCCGTGAAATTAATAAAGCGAGAACCACCTTTATTGACAGTATCCTCAAGCACTCGTACAGAGGCAGGATTCACGCTGAAATCCACCAAATGAGATCGGACCAGGGCGGAACAGTCACTGGTCGTTTTAGTTATTCAAATCCAAACTTACAACAGATTCCAGCACGTCATGCTATCCTGGGTCCTCTTATCAGATCTATATTTATTCCTGAGAAAGACCACAAGTGGGGTATATTTGATTACTCGCAACAAGAACCACGGCTCGTCGTTCACTATGCTAGTATGAAAAGTTATCAAGGATCAAATCAATTTGTAGAAGCTTATCAGGAAGATGATACAACAGACTTCCATCAATTAGTTGCAAACATGGCGGACATTCCTCGTAAGCAAGCTAAGACAATTAACTTAGGTTTATTTTACGGTATGGGTAAAGGTAAATTAATGTCACAGCTTGGTGTAAGTTTAGAAGACGCTACAGAATTATTAACCAGTTATCACGAGCGTGTGCCTTTTGTTAAACAATTGATGAGTGACACAATGAACAAAGCAAGTAAAAAAGGTTATTTGTTTACTTTAGAAGGAAGACGTTGCCGTTTTGATTTATGGGAACCGTCAAACGAGTGGGGCTCTAAAGCTTTACCACTTGTTGAAGCACAAAGAGAATATGGCGAAAGTATGATCAAACGTGCATGGACATACAAAGCATTAAATAGATTAATACAAGGATCTGCTGCAGACCAAACAAAAAAAGCAATGCTTGAATTATATAAAGAAGGGTACCTGGCGCACATACAAGTACATGATGAACTTGATTTTTCTGTTGCTAACGACACGGATAAGAATAAAATAAAAGACATTATGGAAAATTGTGTTGAGTTAGAAGTGCCAAGTAAAGTAGATGTCGAACTCGGCGAAAGCTGGGGCGACGCAGGTGATTAAAGTTTGGTTATTAGTTATGTTTTTATCTATGCCTAATCAACCATCGGTTAAGTATAATGCTGCTGTTTACCCTACGGAGGATAAATGTATGATAGCACTTGATGGTTATATGAGGATATACGAAAGTAAACCTGAATCTTATAAACAAGGATTAGTGACAGAAGCTTTCTGTCTTCCTTTTAATGCTTTCCCTATTCCAGGTTTAAATCAAACAGGTGCTTAAACTACTTCTCATTTGTGCCACAATTATAATTTGTGTTNCAATCTGGCGTTATTACTCNCCGTATCAAACTTTTATTAGAGAATGTGTCTACAATGAGGCAATGGAATGGGAGTTTAGCAAGGAATATTGTACCTGGATGTATAAAGAGTTATCCGAAGAAAATTCGTGGTTAAAAGAATTTCTTAGTTGACAGTCCCACTAAATTAGATTAAAGACTAAATTAAATGAGAATGGTGCAACATTCTCTGAGTATGGCTGAACAACTGTAACAAAGTAGTAAGGCACGCTTGAGGAACGATATGAAGCGAATGCTTTGAAGGGTCCAAGGGTGGTACTGAAGTACTAGTTAACATTTAGGAAATGTTGATTTGTCGGGAAAAGGTTGGGGGTAGTCAAAGAATCCCCCTACTCACCTTAATAAGGAGAAAGCATGATATTAAAAAAAGATTACGAGGCAACATTTAAAGAAGGATTTCGTCTTGGTGTGCGTTTAACACGTGCAAAAGAATGTTACTCTAAAGCAGCTAATGCGAAACGATTAGGCGATCACCAGATGGCCGATTTTTATATTAGCGCTGCCAAAGACTGGTCAGAACTTGCTAAAAATACAGGGCGTAAATTTACACCGCCCGCGGCTCACGACCCAGCTCAACCTGCTTTTGATTTTGGTGATCTAGAGCTCATTATACAAAACGAACCATTTGAAAGGACAGGATCGTGAATATTTTAAAATTTAAGTCAGTAGCTGTACGCATGGAAACATACAAGTTACTTAAAAAAATAGCCAATGAAGAAAATAGATCTGCTGGTATGCAGATTACACATTTAGTAGAAAAAGAAGCAAAGAAAAGAAAGATGAAGGCTGCATGATACAAAAAATAGTTTGGGAAAGATTTTATGATGCCGAGAAGGGAACAGAAAAACTAAAAATTATTAAAGCGGAAGGTGTAGGATTTCCTGTAGATCCTGAAGGTGGTGATAACGATGTACGTGTAGCTCACTTTAAAAAGTACGAAGTAGGAACTATCATTGGAATCTATGATTTTTTAAGCGATCCTGATTATTACACAAAAATGTATACTATTGTTCACAAGAGTCAAAAGTATGTTACAAATGTATAGTTGTTTTTGTTGTCACCAGGAAACACCGTTTCTTCATGAAATGGAAAGTTATCCTGACAAAAAACTTTGTTCTACTTGTTATCTTAATGACAAGGAAGAACAGGCACGGTGGAATGACCAAGAAACAAAGGAGGAGTCATGATTGTATGGCACATCATTGCAATTGTTTTAATTTTTTGGATAGGATGGATATTTGGCAGACGTATGCAGAATAAACATCACTGGAAAGAATTAAATTCGTTGCGCCACTATTACGAAAAAAAAGAGAAAAGTCAAAAGAATGGCACGCAAGAGAAATACATTAGAGGAACGATTACGAAAAGAAAAGGAGCGCACTGGAAAGATTGCGCTCCGTTTCCCACGGACCCCGAAAGAAGCAGAAGATAGGAATCGTTGGGAAAGATTAAATAGAATTATTTGGAGGAGATACGGTGGTTAATAAAGTTATTTGCCCAATTTGTAAGGGAAATGGATTTACACGTCATAATTTTGAAGGGGAGAATGCAACCATTCAATGCAAAACGTGTAAAAGTGAAGGAGAATTAGAAGATAAATTTTATAATCAAGTGTGGATAGATGATCATGGTAATCCAGTCTGGTACCACGGACCACTTCATTTAGCCACTAATTCCCTTAAGAAATATAAAGTTTACATCGACTAATTTGCTTTTTAGCTCATAATAGGCTATAATTCGCCTCGTTCACTTTGATAACCCTCGCTAAGAGTTTTGCTCATGCGAGGGTCGTCTAAAAGGAGGCAGAATGAGCGACCAAGAGATTCTAAAGCAGCGTGAGTTACTTGACTCCATGCTTGCTGCCAGGACCAATCAATACGAAAGAGTTCAAAGTATGAAGCTGATGGACTCTATTTATTTCAAAGAAAAATTACCCGAAAACGTTATTTTGTTTCCGTTACAAAGGATAAAGCGTTATGTATCTAAAACTTCCAGAGAGCCCAGTAAGAAAAATTTATAAATGTCTCCACTGTGGGGACGTGACTGTGCGCTTTTACAATTCTAATTTTGATAGATCTTACACCCCTGATGAATGGGAAGTCATTATGACGGACGGAAAAGAAGCATTAAAAAAAGCACTTAGAGTTGTTAGTGAAGATCCTAAGTTTTTTTCTTAACCAGCCGTTCCTATAGATGTATTCTCCAAGATAAAAATATTTTTTTATTTCTCAGAGTAGAGGTATCCTAGGTAACCAAGTAACTTCCCTTGTATTTCCTAGCTTTTTAGGTTACCTGAAGGTTACTTTTACATTTACAAAAGTAACCTTTTTATATCTACAAACATAACTCGCATTGCATAAAATCATTAAATATTGTATATTTTCTGGGAAGAAACATCTATTGAACAGGTGCATTATGGAAGAAACCAAAGATAACATACCAGAAGCGTTGACTGACGCATTGTTTCACCACAAGATTACAGGAAAACAAAGAAAGTTTATTCTTTTATTTGTCCATTCCGAAGGGTTGAAGACTGCTAGACAATGTGCAATTGAAGCGGGGTACGCAAGAGACTCTGCTGTTGTTCGTGCGTCTGAGCTGCAAAACCCAGATAAACATCCTCTTGTTGCTGATGCCATTGAATCAGAACGCAGGGCTATTGCTGAAAGATATAAGTGTACGCAAGAAAGGAGCCTGGCTACATTGGCTAGAATTAGAGATAAAGCTAGTGAATCAGGAAATTGGAATGCCGCTGTGGCTGCAGAGACTAGGCGTGGACAGATTGCAGGGTTATATGTTGATAAAAAAGAAATTTTAACAGGAACAATTGATTCCATGAATAGAGAAGATGTAGAGGCTAAGATTTTAGAATTAAAAAAACAATACAGTATTGAAACAACTTTTGAAGAACTGAAAGATGTAAAACAGATAGAAAAAAAGCCTTGATTATGTAATTAAATGGGATTATAGGGTATATAAGATTGGTTTCTATGCCAATCTTTAAGGTTTGAGTGATACCAAAGGCGATGATCTTTTGATCCTAGAGTTTCTAAATCACTCATAAAAAAGGAGAAAGTTATGCCAAAATATACAGTCATACAAACATATACAGCTCAAGACATTTGGAAAAATGTCGAAGCTGAATCCAAAGAAGAAGCAATACTCAAGATAGGTGAACTATCAGTTGATGAGAGTAATCACGAAGATACAGAAACAGAAGTAAATTTGGAGGAAAAATGAATATATTTTTTTTATCTGAGAGCCCAGTTTTATCAGCACGATATTTGTGTGATAAACATATACCTAAAATGTTTTTAGAATCAGCACAGATGTTATCTACTGCTGTTCAAAAGTATACAGGTATAAATAAAAATTTATATAAACCTGCATACGAAAAACATCCAATGACTATTTGGGTAGGACACACACGCAACAATTTTTCTTGGGCGTTGGAACACGCTTTTAAAATAGAACAAGAATATGAAATGCGATTTAAAAAAGTACATAAGTCTGGAAGAATACTTTCTGAAATATATTTTAATGGATTACATCACAGTATTCCAAGAGTAATGCATGAGGATTACATTACTGAACCACCTCAATGTATGCCAGATGAATATAAAGACAATGATTATGTAATTGCCTATCGTAATTATTATAAAGGCGAAAAGACTTTTGCTAAATGGGAAAANGGTCGTAGTTGTCCAGAATGGTGGGTACAATGAAAGAACGATTAAAACGAATACATATCAATATGCATAAAATTAGGGCTAACAAAAAGAATGGAACTAAAGAGCCTGTAATTACTATTAAGACGAGTAAAAAAAATATTTATGCACATACAGTAAAAATATTAGGTGGTTCTGATATTATTTATAGCCCAGATAAACCTTTAAGTTGTGGTGCAAGAGTTTGGATAGAAACTTATAATCCTGTTATTGTAGATAAAAATTGGGATGAAAAAATATTATAATGGGATTGTGGTTGTTAGATGATACTTTAACTAGGGCAGAAATATATAATGGTAAAAGTAAAATAGAGAAAAGATTGTTAAGATACCATTATAAATTACGAGGTCGAGCAGTAAGAGAGCCGAGAACAGCACAGCAAAGGTGGGATAGACTTAACCTAGATAGAGTATCTACAATTTTAAAAAAGAGATATGGTTGGAATTAAAAAAAAAGATAAATTAACACCAGAACAATTAGAAGAAATGAATGAGTATATGGAAAAATTGTTAGAAGAAAATCAAGTGTTAGGGGAAAGATGTAAAGACTTTCTAGATAGTTTGCGAACACACATCTTTAACGAAATAAACATTTGCGAACTTCCCCGAGAGTTAATTATTTATTTGTTGCAAAGAGAATTTCTT